GAGATCGCAACGTCTATTGGATAAGTGGCGGATTTAGTCTATAGTGCCTGAAAACGTAAGGTGACCTCATGGTTGGACTGACATACGCAACGTACAAGACGCAGATCGCGGAGATGGCGGTGGTCGCGGAGAATGATGCCAGCTTTCTGGCAATTCTCCCCTCAATGATCGATTACGCCACCCTGCGCATCAACCGCGACCTTGACCTCTTGGCCACATCAGTATCTCTCTATGGAGAAAATTACAAACTTACGGCAGGGAGCAGGAACTTGTCGTTCACCCAGAACCTTCCAGGTGGATCGTACTTTGTTGTCAGCGAACAGATTAACCTGATCGCACCCGCTGGGCAGATAGATCCAAATTTAGGCACCCGCGTACCACTGCTGCCCGCAACCAAAGAGTTTTTGGACGCTGTGTTTGGGTCTGCCTTGTCCGCAAACAGGGGTCAGCCAAAGTACTTTGCCCCGTTCAACGACACCCTGTTCCTTGTGGGGCCAGTGCCTAACGTTGAGTATTACGTAGAAGTCGTGGGTACAGTTCGACCCGCGCCACTGTCAGAGGAGGTGGACACCACCTTCATCAGCCAGTACTTGCCAGATCTTTTGATCATGGCATCCATGATCTACATCTCGGCCTATCAGCGCAACTTTGGCAGGCAGTCCGACGATCCACAGATGGCGCAGAGCTACGAGAGCCAGTATGGCATGCTCCTCAAGTCCGCAATGGTAGAGGAGGCGCGCAAGAAGTACGAGGGCGCGGCGTGGTCATCTCAAGCGCCTGCCCCTGTCGCATCACCAACGCGGGGCTGATAAATGCCACACGCAAGTCTCAAGCTGATACCAGGTGTTGACCAGAACAGGACGCCCGCCCTGAACGAGGCGGCTATTTCTGAGAGCAATTTAATCAGGTTTGTTCCAGATCGACAGGGCCTTGGCCTTCCGCAAAAGCTTGGCGGCTGGACGCAGTTTGTTAGCAACCAACAGTCTGCAGTTGTGCGCGCGCTGCACTCATGGGCTGACATAAATGGCGAATCGTATTTGGGAATTGGCGACGAGGACAGCCTCAACATTTCAAATGCCAACAGCTTCTCATCTGAAATATCGCCACAATTCTACACGTACAATCTGCCCGTTTCTGTTGATACGATTAGTGGCTCCGCCACTGTCACCATTGATGACACCAATTCAAATATCTCGTCATATGATGGCGTAAACATCCTGACCCCGATCAGCGTGGGCGGCATCATACTATCTGGGTACTACCCCCCAATTGCCCTAAACGATGACGCTTATCAGGTTGTGGCTCGAAACATCATTGGCTTGACCACCCCCGCCACGGCGACCGTCAACAATGGCGGTGCGGTTCCTGTTTTTGACACTACTAGCGGACAAGTTAATATTCAAGTAACGCTGAACAATCACGGGTACACTTCAGGATCAACATTTGCGATCCTCGTCCCCGTAACCGTTGGCGGCTTGACCCTGTACGGAAATTACATCGTACTTGATAATCCTCTGGTAACTGCAAACGATTTTTACATTGCGGCGGAAAACGCCGCCACATCAACCGCCACTGTTTCAATGAACAACGGTGCAGCCAGAATTGTCTATTATGTTGGCAAGCAAAACATACCCCCTCCAGGTAATTTTGGTGACGGCCTGTTTAACGCTGGCGGTTTTGGCGTTGGCGTGACCTCAAGTGGTGGCCGTCAGCTTACAATTGCGTCAATATCGTCGGCAAGTCTCATCGCCACGGTTACAGTGAGTCAGTTGCTGTATGTTGCCGCAGGAACTCGGATCGCAATCACTGGCACTACAAATTACAATGGGACGTGGGTTGTCACATCCGCAACCTCTGGCTCGTCAAGCACATTCTCTTTCACACGGGGATCAAACCACGCCACCGAAACATCTGGCACTGTGACAACAAATTCGTGGGGCTTCCCTCCTGGGATGCCCAGCACTACCAGCAGGACTGCAACGGCCCCGCTTGTGGTCAAGGATTGGTCTTTAGACAACTGGGGTGGCTTCCTAATTGCAAGCCCAACTAACAGCGGTCTTTTCTATTATGACACTCTAGATGGGGGCAACCACGCAAACGTCATCCCCTACGCGCCAAGTGTAAGTGAGGGGTTCTTTGTGTCGATGCCAGAGCGCCAGATCATCTGCTACGGCACGACATTCAATGGCATAAAAGACCCGCTTCTGGTGCGCTGGACGGACATTGGCAACTTCACTAGTTGGGTGGCAACGGTCAGCAATCAGGCTGGCTCTTTCCGCATCCCCAAGGGGTCAAAGATTGTTGGGGGCATGCAGGGGCCACAGCAGGGTCTTTTGTGGACGGATACCAATCTGTGGTCGATGCAATACATCAACTTGCCACTGGTATATTCGTTCAACGAGATTGGCGCGGGTTGCGGCCTGATTGGTCGAAAGGCCATGGGGGTTATGACTGGCACTGTGTATTGGATGAGCCAGAGCCAGTTCTTCGTCTTAGCGGGCGGTGGCGTTCAGCCACTGCCTTGCCCTGTTTGGGATGTAATCTTCCAAGATCTTGACGAAAATTATGTGGAAAACATTCGCTGCGCACCGAACAGCCGCTTTGGCGAGATTTCATGGTTCTATCCTACCATAGGCTCAAACGGAGTCCCCACAAAGTACGTGAAGTACAGCACCCTTCTGCAACAGTGGGATTTCGGCACACTGGCCCGCACGGCATGGATCGATCAGGGCGTGTTTGGCCCACCAATAGGCGCTGATGCCAATCGGTTTATATATCAGCACGAGACATCCCAAGATGCCGCTGGCGGCCCAATGGACGCATACATTCAGACTGGTTATTTTGCCCTCAGTGAGGGTGACAATATGACCTTTCTTGATCAGGTCTGGCCAGACATGAAGTGGGGTTATTACAACGGTTTGGACAACGCCAACGTCAACATCACCTTCTTCGCCGTGGACTACCCAGGCCAAACACCCAGAGTTTACGGGCCATACAGCGTCAACCAAGCGACTGAGTACATCTCGCCACGTATTCGTGCGCGACTGATCTCAATTAAGGTCGCGGGAAGTCAGGTGAACACATTCTGGCGCTTAGGTAATATCCGATACCGCCTCCAACCAGATGGAAAATATTGATGGCATCCCTGTCAGACATCCTTACCGCAGCCAAGAACCTTGTCACCTCGGTGAACCAGCTTGGTCGGACGTACCTCAAGGTCAACGGAATCACCAGATCCGCCACATTGACAGCAACCACTTTGGTGTCCACAGGGGAGGGCAGGCTTGCATCGGTCAGCGTTTCGGTTGCGGGAAGCTCGGCTTGTACGATATACGACAGCAACAACGCATCCAGTCTGACCAGTAGGTTGGCTGCGGTGACGAACGCCATAGGCGTGACGGTGATCAACATGCCATATGACAACGGCCTCGTTGTTGTCCCAGGTACTGGCATGACGGTCGTAATTTCGTACTCTGAGGGAGCATAAAATGGATCAGGCAATCGAGTCAGCCCTTAAGACGGCCCGCGCTCGCGGGGGCAAGACCAAGGTTCACAAGGGTGCCATCCACAGTTCCGTGGCGGGCCGCACAGACCACCTCCCAATGCATGTGGCATCTGGTTCATACGTCATCCCCGCAGACATCATCTCCGCCATGGGAGAGGGCAACTCTATGGCAGGCTTCAAGGTTGCCAAGAACATCTTCTCTGGCAAGGGGCCATACGGGCAGAGCGGCATGCCATACGGGGCCAACGGGCTGCCATACGGCGTCCCAGCCCCACGAAAGGCCGAGGGTGGTGATGTCGATTCAGTACCCATCGTTGCGGCTGGCGGCGAGTACGTGATACCGCCCGAAGACGTTGTCAAGATTGGCAAGGGCGACATAGATCACGGCCACAAAATTCTAGACGCATTTGTGAAGAAGATGCGCCAGAAGACAATTAAGACTTTGCAGAAATTACCTGGCCCAAAGAAGGATTAAGGCATGGATGAGATTAAGGTTCGCGTTGGCGTTGCGGAAGACTTCAACGAGATGATGCGGCTGGCGATTGCTGCAACACAGGAAAACGCCTTCATTGCGCCAAACCTTGGTCTGCTTGCAAACCAAGTTTACAAGTCGCTTATCCAAAAGGACGGCGTGGTGGGTGTAATTGGTGACGAGGTTGGCGGAAAACTTGAGGGCGCGATTTTGCTCAATATCGGCTCTGTCTGGTACAGCACAGAGCTTGTCCTTGAGGAGAAGGCAATCTACGTTGACCCTGAGTACCGCACAGCAAAGGGTGGCAGGGCGCGCAAGCTTGCTGAGTTTGCAAAAGAGCAATCTGACAAGAGGAAGCTACCACTGGCGATTGGTGTGCTGTCAAACAGCAGGACTGAGGCCAAGATCCGTCTCTACGAGCGAACCTTCGGCAAGCCTGCGGGTGTGTACTTCCTTTACAATGCAAAGACTGGTATAGTTCCCGAAACCGAGGGGTGAATCTAATGGGCGGCAAGACAACAACCTCAACCAATCAGGTCACCATCCCGCAGGATGTGCTTGATCGGTATAACGCTGTCAACGCTCAGGCGGCAAAGGTTGCAGAAAATCCGTTCCAAAAGTACGGTACTAAGCCTGAGGATTTTGTCGCCCAGTTCAACGAACAGCAATTGAAGGGCGTTCAGGGCATCAACGATGTTGCGTCCATGGGGCCAGTCTATGAGAACATAGACAAGTATCTGAACCCCTACACCAAGAACGTGGCCGACACGACCCGCGCGCAAATGGAGCAAGCTCAAGAGCAGGCACAGTCTGGCGCGCTCGGCACCGCCGTTCAGTCTGGCGCATTTGGCGGTGACCGCGCTGGCGTTGCTGCTGCGAACCTTGCAAATCAGAACCAGATGGCCATGGGTTCGACCATGGCAAACATCTACAATCAGGGCTACACGCAGGCCGTAGACACGAGCATGAACGACAGGAACCGCATGCTTGGCGTGGCTGGCGCGCAATTGGGCGCAGGTACGCAGATGCAGCAGACCGAGCAAGCTGGCTTGGACGCCCTGATCAACCAGTTCCAGCAAGAGCAGGGTTACCCATTCCAAGTGGCGCAGTTCTTGGCCAACATTGCCATGGGAACTGGCGCGCTATCTGGCTCGACCACGACAACTACGCAGCCCGCTCAAATCTTCTCTGACCGCCGTCTCAAGCACGACATTAAGAAGATTGGTGAAGCGGACAACGGCCTGCCGATCTACACCTTCAAGTACAAGGGTGATGATCATCACCAAACCCATGTCGGCTTCATGGCTGATGAGGTTGAGAAGAAAAACCCAGACGCCGTGGGCCTAGACCCCAGCGGCTACAAAACCGTTGACTATGACAAGGCTGCTCAGAGCATGGGTGGCGCAGTCAAGTCGTTTGCTGACGGCGGCGTGGCTGGGCCGTACGGCTCCAAGGTCGGCCAAGGCGTGGGCGTTGGCAGCTATGTGCCGCAGGCCTACCTTCCAGTTGGAGAGTTGATGGTGGCAGATCCCGCCGCAGCTACGGCGCACCAGTCTGGAATTTTAGACGCTTTAGAGTCGGCTGCATCTATGGGCAAGAGCGTTGTTGAAATCCGCGATCTCCTTAATAATCCATCCACAAAGACCGCAGGCCTGATAGGCGGCGGAGCGGGAAAATTTGCTGGCGGCGGCGGCGTGGAGCCGAAGCTCCACGGTGACTACCTCTCCAGTACACTGGCAGCGCAGGAAGCTGGCAAGGACAAGCCAGAACTGATGACCGCAAAGCCAGCCGAGAAGCAAGAGTCTGCCTTGGGCAATATTGCAAGCACCTTGGGTTC